ATTTATAACAATGATACTACTAAATATAATACAAAATTAAACGTTTTTCCTTCTAATATTATTGGTAAAATATTTAATTTTAAAGAAGGAGATTTATTTGAATTAGAGGATAGAAAAATTGAGGGAGAGAACATTAAAGTTGATATGTAAAAATAAAGAAGAAGCTTATTTAGGCTTCTTCTTTGTAATTTATAATTATTTTTGGTTTAAATTAATGCTTAAGACAAAAATGATTTTACAGTAAACCTAGTAAAAATCCATGTTTTATGGTATAATTAAGAGTGATACAAAAGAATTTGTTGAACAAGGAGGAAAAATTATGACAGAGGTAGAAGGACTGTGTCGGGAACTGTTAACGAATTACCTTGAACTGGTTGAGGAATTTTGCCAGGAAGCAGTTTATGCAACGGACAAAGAAGTCCATGAATCTGAAATTTTGGAAGACGATAATTTTCCAAAAGAATTTGGAGTTATTCGTTCTAGATATGGTAAACCCAGAAATTTCATTAATTTATTACATCGAGAATTAAAAAAACTAGCAAAGGAGGAATTTCTGTTAAACAGCCCATCACTGCAGGAAATTGTGCAGATGTCCAGGCTTTTCTTGAAAGAGACAAAAGTAGAGATGGAAAAGCTAAAGGATTATGCTGAACTTGTGGGTGTACCAGCATTAGTCTTGGCAATTGAGGAATTCAAACACCTTAAAAAGCAAGAGAAAAGACTCGGTATTGAGCAGACTGTACTGGTTTCTGAAGAAGACGAAGAAGTCTTACAAAGAATCAGATTTTACGCACAAATCTCTGAATATCTTCCAGGAAATAAGCGGGGGTAATCCCCGCATTTTCCTATTATATGAAAAACAATGAACGTCCCTAAATCCCGAATAGAATTTTATAAAAAAGCCTTTAAAAAAATTTTCTTTATTGGTATAATAAATTAAAATTATTAAAAAGGAGTTTAAAATGGCTTTAATTTTAGGTTTAAAAAACACAACAACTCAAACAGTCCCCATTAATGGGTTAATTAATTTAGGTACTGTTTATCGTAAAAATTGTAAAAGAACAAGAAGTGGCTTACCAACATATGTAGCAAATGGAAATAGTGTAACACTAAATGGCACTGGTTTTTATCATATTACTGCAACAGCGGTAGGTTCAGGAACTGCAGCTGGTGTATTAACGGCACAATTATATGAAAATGGTGTAGCAATTCCAGGTGCTATTTCATCAAGTACAATTACAACTGCTAATACAGAATTAAGAACTTTAATGATTGATTATTATATTAAAGTAGATAATGAATGTGTTTTAGGTAATTGGACAGTTGCACCAAAAACACTTACTTTAGTTGGTAGTGGTGTAGAAGGTTCATACACAAATGTATTATTTAATGTAGATAAGGTGGCTGGCTAATATGAGAACAAGAATGCGAGATATGTTAGAAAGAAGAACACGTAGAGATGGAAGAAACCCATATGGAAGTAGAGGTGGCTATGTTGTCAGTTCAAAATCACGTAGAGATAGATCAATGGGTTACGATTATGCTTATCCAGAACGAGATTATAGATATGATAGCAGATATGATGCCGAACGATACTATACGCCATATGATATGGGCGGTGAATACACTAGACAACGTGGTCGATATATGGATGATTATGCAACCGAAGACTTAATGGGTGAATATCGTAAAGACTTACGCAAATGGGCTGATAAGTTAAAACGAAAAGATAGATTCAACATTCCAAAAGAAGAAATAATCGAGCAAGCAAAGAAAATGGGTGTATCTTTTGACAAATATGATGAAGAAGAATTTTACACAATTTATCTAATGCATATTAGTGATTATCCTGAAATTGCAAATGATTATTACACTTATGTTGCAATGGCTAAAAAGTGGTTGGAAGATGATGACATCGAAGTTAGCCCAAGCGAAAAAGTATGCATTTACATGTATGACATTGTAATGGGTGAAGAAGATTAAAGAGGTGGTTTAAATGGCTTACAAATACTTTAATAGGAATCCAAATGGGTATAAAATACCAGATTGTGTTATAAGAGCTATTTCAACGGCATTAAATATAAATTATTATGATGTAGTTAAATTATTACATCAAAATGCAATACATTATAGATGTGATGATTTATGTGTGTGTTGTTATGAAAAATTGCTAGACATTGACTTGGAATTACCACATTACTATGGCAATAATCGAACAGTTGAAGAAATAGCCGATAAGTTTTGTAACGAAATTCTTTTATTAAGGATTGAGGGTCATTTAACTACAAGTGTAAAAGGAACAATTTACGACATATGGGATTGTTCTAACGAGATTGTTACCGATTTTTGGGTAATAAAGTATTAAAATTTAAGGTGGTATATTTCAAAAATACCACCTTTTTTGTTGTCTTTTTCTTGTCTTTTTTATGTCTTTGTGGTATAATATTAGCGTGTGATTAGCACAGAAAGGAGAAAAAGCAAATGCAAAACCAATCAAGATTTAGTGAAGAATTTATGGCTTTGGAACGCAACAAGACTTTGCAAGGTATGGTTAACAATGAACTAATGAAATTAGGGCTAGACTGTCGATTAAAAGGCTTTAAATATGTTAGCGATATTATAACTTTAGCGTTAATTAAGCGTAAATATTCACGAACAACGATTGCCGAATTAACGCCATTTATTGCTTATAAGTATGCTATTAAAGATTTTAGTGTGCAAAGACAAATGCGATATGTTTGTACAATTAGAAATGCACGCAAAGAAACTGCCATTGATATTGTTTACAATGTATGGCACAAAATCAACACAAAAATTCAAGAAGAAAGGGAGAGTTATGTAAAATGAGAATAACGGAAATTGTGATTGAAAATTTTAGAAATGTTAGCAACAAAACTTTTGATTTGAAACCAAAGTACAACGTTTTTGTAGGTGCGAATGGGTTAGGCAAAACAACACTTATCGATAGTGTTTTATGGGTGCTTTGCGGCGAAACTATTGTTTATGGCAAAAGCGATCCAGATAATCGAAACAAGAATGATTTAAGATTACCAATAGGTGTAAAAATCACGTTTGATAATAATTTAGTGTTAGAAAGAAAATATAAAGATATTTGGGTTGAGGACAAAGATGGTAACGTGAAATACTCAAGAACTGATAACAACTTTTTCATTAATGGTGCGAAATTCAAAAAAGAAGAATATTTTTCTTTCATACGAGATAAAATCAAATTTGATAGAAACTTTGAAGTAAAAGACTTTAATTTCTTACGTTTCTTAATTGACTATGATTATTTTGGAAATATTGATTATAAAGTAGCAAGAAAATTTATTGAAAAATGTATCAAAATTAAGAGCGATGATGAGTTAATTTTAGAGCAAAAATATGCACCAGTTAGAACTGATATGCAAGTATTAAAATATGAGTATGGTAAATTATTAAATAAATATAGTACTATTATTAAGCAAGCTGATGCAAAAATTGAAGAAATTCAAACAAAAATTGTTAAAAAGCAAGAATTAGTAAAACCTGAAGATATTGAAGCATACGAAAAGTTAAATCAAGAAAGAAAAGAATTATTAAATTCAACTTTTGATAATCAAAACTATCAAGCAAAGATTAAAGATTTAGACACAAGAATATCACAAAGTCAACAAAACGTATTACTTGAAATTGTCAATGTTAACCAACAAATTAATACTTTAATCAAAAAAGGTAATGAGTTGAAATATCAAATCGACAATATGAAGAGTAATATTGAAGATAGCAAACGTTACATTCAACAATTAACTGAAGAGCAAGAAGAATACACTAGTTTAATCGAAGAAAAACAAAAAGAAAAGGTTA